GTAATTGCTCAGACATTATACCTCGTATCTAATAATATTTCAGAAAAAAAGAAAAAAGAAAAAGAAAAAGGAAAAACAAAGCTATTATGTAATTACGATATCTTGTTGTAAAATCTCGCATAATCGTCGCTGTTCATTGGGCTATTCGAATAATGATAGTATTCGAATATTTCCATAATTTTAAGAGGAATATTGCGACCAAATAGCTTATTCTGTTGCAAAAGTTTCTCTATATTATCCATCATTACCATTTGTGATGCAGCATATCTTTCTGGAATAGAAATGCGGAGATGCAATATACGGATATTTATATCTTCGTGCTTGGGTCTTTTTAGAATATAATCAAAATAGAGATTGTTGATATTATCTACATAAATATTAGTAAAACGGATATCATTTCTTCCTGAATTAACTGGTGCTTTGATGTTTGGAAATAATTTAACCATCGAATTTAAAATAAGCTGCTTATCTTCCTCGGTAAACGCTTTTCTATTATAAGGATTTGTGAATTCGAGTTTGTTTTTCACTGCATATCTCCATGCTTGATATAAGGTTCTCACATAAAACGCAAAGTATAATACCTTGGAAGTTTTGCCTTCTCTGTTTATCACATACGGAAATGAAATAACATGCTTTAGTTTGTAAAGCGACATATCTTCCCACTTTTCTCCAGAAAAGATATCAGAGTCGTTTTCGTTTTTATCAGAGATGAATTTTGCCAATTCTTCTCGTGTTTTTACATTGCCCTCCTTTATAGCCTCCGTTTGAAACTCTTCATCGCCATAAGACTCCCAGCTTATAGATTTACTAACGGACATTGATATGTCTCCTAATTTATTATAATTATACAAGACATCTTTAGTAAGTAGCTTGTCCATTATATATATAGCAGTATCGGCATAACGGAATGTATCAAAATTATTAGTATTGGCGTTTCTTATAGCTATAAGAATGAATCTGGTAGCATAATATTCGAATCTTTTACTTTCTAAATTAACCATGATATCATCTTCGGAAGTATTGTATTTAGAGTATACTATAATATCTCTATAAGATTCTTGAGCTAAATTATTCAACATAAAACATCTCGAATCATAGATAAATTTCTCAATGTTTTTCCATAAATTCATAAATTCCTTACCATTATACTTTAGCGACTTTGAAATACTCATATTTTCATATGTCTTAAATGGATTATATCTATATACTTTATCGGGCCAATTATATCTTTCTATTAGATCACGGTTATAAATTGCTTTTAATAAAGCATTGATCTCGCGAATAGTATTATAATAAGCAGTTTGATAATCGTCATGAGTTACTGATTCATCCGAAAGATAATTCTCTAAATGTAAGAAGGCTTCGTCGAATGTTATAGATCTATTAGAATGAATTATCGATGAAATAAGCTCTTTATTTGCCGCAGAATCATTAAAGGGCATTGTAATAACACGATGGACCTTTTCTAATGTATCAAAATGAATTGTAATATCCATATCTATTGTGTCCTAATATTTACATAGTATTTTTTTTATTATAATTATAATATACACTAAAAAATATAATAAATGTAAAAAGTTGATTAAGGAGCTACATATATATTACAGATATAGATATCCGCATATCCGCATATCCGCATATCCAAAGATGTTTTCGTCTGTTCTTGCGACTCTCGCGGCTATTTCCGTTGCATCCATTGTATTTATTGGAAACATCAAAACGGCTGAAGGGCGCATTCATCGTATGCACAAAAGTCACAATTCGTATTGTGATTATGATTATGCCAAGAAGGTCGATAGAGAAAACGAAAAGTTAAAGGAGTATAAAGCGTATCTCGAGAGTAATAATGACGAATTGGTAAAAATTATTACTATCAACAATTGCAAAGAAGGCTATATGTTTGCTAATCATAAAACTCCAAAATACGGTATCGAATGTATTGCCTGTCCCGAGAATCATTATAGGGGTCTTGATAATTCGACATGTTTCCATTGCCCCGAAGGATACTATTCTGATATTGGAGCGACCGAATGTAAGAAGGCTAAAACTAATAGTAGCAATGTTCACACACTATGCAACAAAGGAAGTATCATTGGCTCTAACAAATTCGGATTGCATAAAGAAAGTTGCATCAAATGTCTTTCGCTGAACAATAAGTATTACATGCCTTATGATAACAACCATGATAGTTGCATGACTTGTCCCGCTGGGAGCATTGTATTGTATGGAGGAACTCATTGTGCCGAATGTCCTATCGGGTATTATGAAAAAGACAATGAATGTATCAAGTGTAATATTGGTACGTATGCTGATAAAAGCGGAATGGCTCAGTGCAAAGTATGTTCTAACAAAAATTCGCTCGCATACGTTTCTGTCGGCGGATATAATTGTGATAACAGCATATTTCATGATTTGGCCGAAACAATTAATTCGAATGTTATGAATATGGATATTATATTAAAACCTCTTGTATTCGGAGCACATAGCAGTGCGGCTTTCATTGCAAATTACAATAAAGAGCTTGTAAGAAGCGTTCCGGCTCTTGTAACCTTAAGTGTATTCGCAAGCATTTGGCTCAATGCTTAATGTAATGTAATGCAATATAATGCAATTTATATATTTATATTTTTTTATCTTCTGTATAATACTATATATATATGGTATATATGGTATATATGATATAAATTTCTAAAAATTAGTAAAAAATTGATAGGGACCATGTTAAGGCATAATTACTCTACTATGGTCTCTTCGAATTCCATCGTGTTCTCAATCGCCCTGATTGCTATCTCCTATGTCGCTAATGCCGATGCTCGTATGCGAGTTAACAGGATGAATTTTGTAACAAGTTGCGGTTGTGCGAAGAAAGTCTCTGTTGAACGAGATAATGCTTATAAAAAACTGAATGATGCTGTTAGCGTCTCTGAAAGTATTATCACTTACAATAATTGTCCCGCAGGAAAAGAATTCAAATACACCGATTATGATAATGATTACAAAATAGTATGTAATAATTGCTCAGAAAATTATTATAGGACTGCTCATAATTCAACTTGTCTTCGGTGTCCTGTAGGTTTCTATTCTAAATCTGGAGAATCTGAATGCACTAAAGCTGACTCAAATATCAGCAATGTTCATACATATTGTAATAAAGGACATGTTGCTGGAAACAATAAGTTTGCAGAATATGCCGATAGCTGTTATAAATGTATTCCAGAAAATAAGCAATACATGCCTTATCAAAGTAATCACGATAGCTGTTTCATTTGCCCTGAAGGAAGTATTGTAGATGAAAAAGCTCTTACATGCACTGAATGTCCAGTAGGTTACTATGAAAAAAATAATAAATGCATTGAATGCGATATTGGAACTTACAACGATAAGGCTGGTTCCGGTAAATGCAAGGTATGCAATAATGAAAATGCGATTGCCTATAATTCTGTCGGAGGATATAATTGCGACAACAGCATCTTCTATGATTTGACTGAAACTATTAAAAATAACCTGATAAACATGGATACATTATTAAAACCAGCTGCTTACAGTGCTAATCTTGGAGTCGCAATGATTAGCAATAATCGTAGAACCATTGAACTTGTTATCCCATGTATGGCAATGGTCTATGTTGCTTTCACATGGTAAATATAAAAATAAAATCAAGATATATATTATGTATTTTTTATTTTTATCGTGTAATATTATGAGTTACGAAGTTACGCAGTTACGAAGTTACGCAGTTACGAAGTTACGAAGTTACGCAGTTACGCAGTTACGCAGTTACGCAGTTACGCAGTTACGCAGTTACGCAGTTACGCAGTTACGCAGTTACGCAGTTACGAAGTTACGAAGTTACGCAGTTACAAAGTTACGCAGTTACGCAGTTACGAAGTTACGCAGTTACGCAGTTACAAAGTTACGCAGTTACAAAGTTACGAAGTAGCACTATTGTATTTGCGTTTAATATATTCGAAAAAAAATATAAACAAACATTATAATGCCTTGTATTGATTTAGAATTTTTGAAAGATTTACAAGCTGATTTTAAAAATTATCCAAATTTCATAGAAACTGGAACATTTATGGGGTCTACTATTTTACATATGGAACAATATTTTTCAAATCTATATACCATAGAAATAAAAAAAGAATTTTATGAAAACATAAAAAGCCAATATAGAGGCAATAAAATAAACTTCTATCTCGGAGATAGCGGAGATGTACTATCAGACATATTACCGGCAATAACTGGTAAATCAATAATATTTTTAGATGGCCATTGGAGTGCAGGAAATACTGGAAAAGGAATAAAAGATTGCCCCTTATACGAAGAGATTACCAGTATAATCACAAGTCATGCAGACGAAGCAATTATTATTGTAGATGATGTAAGATTGTTTGGAAAAGGACCAAATAAAGGTACAGAAATATGTAATTGGGAAGAAATAAATGTCGAAAATATTTTACAAACAGTTAAGGATAGAATGAGTAATCATTATTTCTTACCATCGAGCCTTTATAAAGAAGATAGATTGGTGATTCATATTTCAAAAAAATAGACACTTTAATTGCACAAATAAAGCACAATAAGCTATGTTCCCATATGATGTCTACTTAGCATTTTCTATTTCTATTCTATTTTTACTTGTTCATCTTGATGGCATTCTTACATTATTTTTATATAATCCTAAAATCACTAATCACTAATTCTATTTGTATTTATTAAAAAATCATCATCTTTCATTTTACGAACAAACATTAGTTTATTTACAGGACATGGTGAAGGTTTCTTTTGTAATACAAAATTATAAGATTTCGCAATATTTACCATAGGATTACCTTCATAGGTCATAAGAGATATGTATTTTTTGCTAATAGGACATATTAGTAGAGCATAGCCTAATAATATTTTTCCTAATTTTTTACCTCGCATACTTTTATCAATATAGACCTCTTGAATATAAAATGTGTCTGTATTACTCTTCGAATTATCGTCTATGATAAACGCCCTATTTTTTTTAATTATCAAAAATCCTACCATTAAATTATCGGCATATAATCCGTACATTTGGTGTTTTAAAATAAAATCGTCGACCTCATTTACAATACTTTTAGGTGTGTAGGTATCTTGTGTTCTTATTTTATAATAGTAATATTGGGTGTACGCCATAAGTCTATCTTTATTCGTCCTTAATACAAGTCTTATTACGATTTTTTTGTTATTAGCATCTTGATATTCCTTAATACTTTTATTATAACGCCGCATCAATTTATTGTAGTCTTCTTTATCCTCTTCATCGAGCATTCGCGATTGATTAACAGATATTAGTTTATTCAATAAATGCCCAGAATTATTATCGACGAACATTTTAACTCTTTCTAAATAGAGTTTCTTTTTAACGTCTATATCTTCTTTCTTATCTACTGATATATCAATGTATGATAGAAAGTGATTTGGAAAAGTGCATCTGTCGTTGACTTTTTTCTCCCAATCTTTAAAGTTAGATTTGGAAACTTCCATCTTTATTAAAGGGTCGTTAAATGAATTACTCGATTTACTCATATTATCGCCTATTATGCTATTATAATAGCAGTTATTTAATTATAATATTTTTAGTCAATTTTTTAATTTTAGATAAAATAGATAAAATAGATAAAATAAAGATACATGATCATTGTGAAATAATAAAAAATGATAGACACTCCCCCTATAATAAAATTGTTGTATCATGGTACAAAGCTATCTGGATCTTCTTACCGACCGATTTGCTAATTAAGATAATCGAGATGCTTACAGAGAATATTGATAAAACTCTTCTATCTATAGAGAATAGAATTGCGCACTTAGATAATCTTATAGATGATGATAGTTTGTTAGATGTGATCTTCTACAATCATAAAATTAAATGTTCTTACGAGACTCCTTGTATGAGTCTATATATACGCAAAAATGTAAAGCCTAAGAAAATGAAGATAATGGTAAATAATAAAATATGTTATGTTCCATATGATGTATATGATGTATATGATATTTCTTACGGATACATCCTATTTGTTTATTATCCATAATACAGCAGTTTCATTTTTAAATTTATAATTTTTATCAATGGATAATATAATATTATATAATATTTTTGATATTTGAATTGATATCTTATTAGTATGAATATCTTTATTCATGTTTATTTTAGTTATATAGTTAGTTATATAGTTTGACGATATAGGCAATTTTAATATAATATCTTCTAAATAAGGTAAAGAACGTTTATTCATTAATTTAGTATATAGCTTTGCATTTATTTTAAAATTTAAATACGAACATTCCTTATCTGTAAGTGTTTTGTAGTTTTTTGTACTTTTCTTAAGCATATTTATAGTTTTATTATAATTATTATTAAGCTCATAACTAATTTTTTCTATTAAATAATATTTTAACATATCACAATTATACTTATTTTTCTTTTCCCTCACTATATTTTTGAAATTTGTTTCCTCTTTAACAAAGTTATTAGATGACTTATTTATCTCACTCAACTTTTTGAGTTCACAATAGCTTTGTAAATACTTAGCAATATGCGCGAAATAATCAGTATCAGTAAAGTTCATGATAGTTGTTATTAACTAATCTTATATAAGAATCAATTTTTATAACATGATAAAAACAAGAAACATTTTATAAAATAATATTATATCAAGTAGTATTACAAAGTCCTGTCCTTAAAAGTCCTGTCCTTAAAAGTCCTGTCCTTAAAAATCATGTGTATTTTGATATATTAAGGGAGACCAATAAGCTATACATTAAATTATCTAAATTTCGCAATCATTTGGGTCCCGACTATGTATTAAATAAAATATTCCGTATAAATAAAAAAGGAAATCTGCGAGGTAAGAGAGGAGAGCATAAAGATATTAGTAATTATAAATACTATAATATAACTCCTGAAGAATTTGCGCAATATAATTATATATCAACAAATGTATTATTATTATAAACACATGTAAACGCCAGTCTATAATAAAATACTGAAGTAGCAGATGAGCCTATCGCAATATCATAATATCATAA